AAGTTATAATCTTAAACCCATTAGTGCTTGAGTTCGCATAAAACTCAAATCCATTTGTTGGAGAAGCATTTGACCAACAACTTATATATTCACCATCTGATCCAAAAACTCCATTATTGAACTTAAGATAAGTTTCTATTGTAAATTCATTCGTATAGTTTGTAGATGATGTATTTGAAAGTTGCCAAGATACATGGTTTGGAATTCTTATGTAAGCATTGCTTTGAAGAGTAACGCTTTTATTATTAGGGTCAGATACTAAGCCAGATGCAGTATTTAAAATTGGGGTGTTTAAATAGATGCCATAGTTTCTATGATGGTTCCTGTTTTTAACACCTGAAGCGAAGCCAGCATTCCTTGATCCTATTGCATCAAGCGGAACAACCGTTGTGCATTCTGTGTCCAAAATTGTCTCATCTGCTGCTCCACCTACTGATTTTGCTAATTCAATACTGAACATCTGGTTGCCAGCCGAACCGTATGTGTGAAAGAATTCAATTCTCATTTTGTATGGAACCCCGGCATCAAGGTTCAAGTCATATCCTAGATAATCTGATGAGCCTATTCTCACCAAACTTCCACCAGACGTAGGGTGATTTAACCATTCATCAATTATCAACGTATCGTCAAGATAAACCCTTACTCCACCGAATTTTACATATATAACAATCTCTTGATTTCCGCCATCTTTTGGTATGTAGTATCCATCAAATACTCCATTAAAATATTCTGTATAAGTAATACCATCTGCTGCAAAAGAATAATTTGATATATCAACTGAATAGCCAGCGGTTGATATGTCTTTTGTAAGAGCATTATGCGTAGGAGACACAAATGGCTTTACTCCTTGAGCAAGATCAAGTGGTGACAATTGCTTATCAAGAGCATCTGCCAAAATATCTGTTACTCCAGCATAATTATTTTCTGGCATAGCCCAGAATCTTCCTCTTAAGCCACTTGATGGAACAATATTATTTCCACTTCTATCAACTGTAGGTTCATTGAAAGCCATATGAAGAATTGCATTATTGAGTTTTGCACCATCTTCAAATTTCTTAAGATATTTATAATCAGCTTTTGGAAAGTTTGTTTCCATTAATAAATTTTCAACAGCTTTTCCAACAGTAACGTTTTGCATGAAGAAACCATTTTCAATGGTTTTCTCATTCATGAATTTAGTCCAGTCAGCAGCAGATACGCTGGCAGTCATTGACGATGATGTAGCAGACCATTCATCTACGTAAAATGTGCCAAAGAATACATACTCATAAGGATCAAAAGTTACAACAGCTCCTGCTGTATGGCTTTTTGCTGTAGTTCCACCATATCCTCTCTGTGAAACTTGAAGATTTTTATCATCTGTTTTTTGACTAATTAAGACAACTTCCTCTGATTGCGTATTCTTGTTTATAACTATAGTGTAATAGTTATTTGCTCCACCATCTGGGAAGATATTGGTATCATCAACTGTTATGGTTGATGCGCTTGAATTAATATTTGCTTTCAATACTGTATTAGATAATATATCTTCTGTTTTTTTGATTCTCCAGCCGTAATAAACATGAATTTTTAAGTCTTTTTTCATGTATTTACCGAATGTAGAGTTTGAATTAAAAAGATTAAAGTCTTTTTCTGTATTATCAAAGTTTATTGATAACGTTGAAGATCCACTTCCAGCAATAGGCAGGCTTGATTCATGAATATCCCTAACTCTATCAAGGCTTGAGTCAATGACATAGTTAGTTATATCATATTCATATATTGGACATATCTCTTGTATTCTTGCATAATCCTGTTTATTCTTAGTAGTATGAACAGTTACACGGATTCTATAGACATCCTGTGAAGCAACGGCTGGAGAAATCCAATGATCTTGGTAGTATGCTCCAGGTTGAATGTACCCAACTTCATTCAACACCGCAGAATATGTCTGGTTATAAGCAACAACAGTATAGTGTCCAATTTGACCACTAAATTCAGAAGTAATTATTCTGATTTTATTTACTTTTCTTTGTGTAAATTCAATTTCAACATACGGATCGGTTGCAAACCCATATTCTGATGTATATGTTGCATGGGTATTGGCATTACTAATCGATGCAGATGACCAACCAAATTCATAGCCTCTATCAATAGAAGATGGCATGCAGTGCCAATTTCCATCAGCCTTAATTGTTTGACCGCGAGCATCTTTAGCCCCTGCTACAGCCCAAGTAAAAGATTGTCTTTCAATACCATTAACTAATTGATTAGGTGAAAAATAATACCCATATGAACCTTCAGATGTGTTGCCATGAGCGCTATTTGTTGTAACTGTAAGATTATCTAAATGCCTGCTGTCAAGCAAGTCAATAATAACCCTAGGCTTGACTTTTTGTGCATAGGCAGTAGTAGCAGAATTGAATGTATTTGATAATGTTTTTCCATATAAACCAGTAGTCTGCATTATGCCTCTTCCAATGATAAATTACATTCCCATAAGTATATATCATTAGATATATCTCTTCTAACTAGAGTTTCAGAATAATCTCTTATATATACATTATACGTTGTTTCGGTATATGCTGTTGTACCATTTGAATTATCATTCAAAACTGTCAAGGTATGGACATCTGGATCTTCGGCTAACTTTTTTATATAATCTCTAGCATATCTATAATCAACCGTATCGTATCTTGAATTTGGTACGTTTGACCAACTTAGGCTGAAAGATCTTCTGCCAGCCGTAGAAACTTTTTTATAGTATCTTGATTTTTGAGCATTCCAGTTTCTGTTTTCAACAAATACAGGGTTAATATCCGCAGACGATCTCCTACCATGATTTGTAAGTGGTTTACCATCAAGTAGATATAAAGTCTTAAAGAATGAATCATCAACTATATCTGAGACCGCAAACTTGAGGGCTGTCGTCAATACAGATGCTTTAAGTCCAGAAGTAGAAATTTTTGCATACAATATTTCTTTTCCAACAACAACATTTGTAGAAATGCTTATAATTACCACTGATGCAAGTTGCATTCTTGTGCCATTAGTTGTTACTGAAGAGGTTGAATTAACAATTGAGGATGCAAACTGAACTTCAGAAGCGGTCGCAGAAGAGTTTGACTGTATTGAAACACTTGCATTAGCATACTGAATCTCATACGCAGTAGCGGACACCGAAGATGTACAGCCTATGCCTACTTTAACGTATACCTCTTCAAGAGCAATAATAACTGTTGCACCATCGCATGCCAACGATGCATTTGCATATGCAATCTTTATAGCAGTTATTTCAGCATCAGCACCAAGAGAAAGGATGCCTTCGTCAACCGATCCATAGGCAATCTTGCTACTAACTGTTGAAACACTTGATGTACAAGATATGCTTATTTGAGCATATTGTATTTCTTGAGCAAGAGTAACTGTTGCACCATCACAATCCAAGTTTGCTGTTGCATAAGCAATCTTATATGCAGATGATTGTACGTCTGAAGCAATATTGATTGATGTTGAATTAAATAGTATTTCAAATGCGACAGCAAGTGTTGCCCCGTCAATTGAAATTGATGAGGATGTAAACACAATTTCTCTAGCGAAGATAGAAGCAGTAATATCTCCACTAATAGAAGTATTTGCATATGCATCCTTCATTGAGTTGGAGGCAACACTTGATGTCACGGAAATGCTTGTGGAAGCAAGCAATGTTTCTTGAGCAACAGTAACTGTTGCACCATTTATTGCTACAGCAGAAGAGGCATACTGAATTTCATAGGCTGAGACTTGAACAGTTGAAGACGCAGAGATATTCGCTCTAGCAAGTTGTTCTTCCAAAGAAACAACAACTGTTGCCCCATCTATTGCTATGGATGTAGAAGCATAAACTATTTCAATAGCATTAACTGATATAGAGGCATTAGATGAAATATTTGAATTTGCAAACAGTATTTCTGTTCCTCTTACGGCAAACTTTGTATCACTTTCAATACTTATATTTGCAAACAGAATCTCAAGTGACGTTGTATTAACACTAGAATTAATCTGCACAGATGATGAGCCGTACAGTATTTCGTAGGCTGTAGTAATCACGCTAGATGTAATAGATATATTAGACCTAGCAAGAACTTCTTCAAGAGAAACTGTTACAACAGCTCCATCTATTGATATAGATGATGATGCATATGCAATTTCCATTGCACTGATTGACGAAGATACTTCACCATTTGGATTTGATATGGCATAAGCATCTTTCAATGATGTAGATGAAACACTTGAAGTTACAGAAATATTTGAAGTAGCAAATTGAATTTCTTGGCCAACCGCAAGCAATGTTCCACTTACGTTAATTTGTGATGATGCATATTGAATTTCATAAGCAGTTGTTACGACTGAAGAGGTGATCGATACATTTGATCTTGCCAGCGCTTCCTCAAGAGAAACAACAACAGTTGCACCATCAATTGTTACAGATGTTGTGGCGTACAGTATCTCAAGTGCTGAGGTTGTAATAGTTGTTGATGAAGATATTGCCGATGAACCAAGAGCAATCTCTATTGCAGTAACTGTTACATTTGAATCAATAGATATAGCACTCTGTGCTTCTACAATATTTGTAGGTAGACCAAAAAAGTCAATACCGCTCTTAAAAGGTTCACTTATGTTAAATCTAAATTGATTTGACATTATGATTCCTCAAAAGAAATTGTTACATCATAGTAAGCACATTCTTGGTCTACTTCTCTTTTTATAAGAGTTTCACTATAAGAAGCAACATACGCTGATAAAGTTTTAATTGGATCAACTGGAGATAGTTTTATGAGAACTGTCTTTTTTCCCGGAGTTTCTGCAACTGTTTTAAGAAAATCTCTAGCGGCCCTACCATCTACGGATTTATTTGCAGAATTAGGAAGGTATGAAAAAGATACAGAGAAATTTTCCTTATTCTTTTTTATATATCTTTTATTAATACCAGAATCAAGTTCAACATCGGATGCATTAATAGTCTGTCCACCACTATATCTTCTATTGTGCTCTGTGATTTCAGTTCCATTTATAGAGAATAAACTTATAATGTATGTGTCTGGCATTACATACCCCTATTAATACCATTATAAGTTCTTACAACTCTATTCTCCAAACCAGCAGCCTTTTGATTTCTTGGGACAACCTTGACATTATATTCTTTCATCATTGACTCAAACCATTGCTCTTGACCAATGAAGTTATCAACGTATATATTGACGTTTTGAGTTGAGTAATTTTCTGTAACAACCTTTGGCTGAGACATCGATGGATTCTTGAATCTCATATTATTTATTGATTCGAGGGCACCAATACCCATCTTGTTAACAGCAGCAGCGCTTATAACAAATTCACCGCCGTGAAGGAGTGCTGGGATTGATTGCGACATTGATCCTCTTACATATCCACCATATTGTTTTTTCACTTTAGCAGGATCAAGACTCCAATGCTTTAAGAATTGAGTGTAAACGCTACTACCCATATCTTGCATGACAGCAGCAGTTGATTTCCTACCAACAGTTCTTCCT